CCAGACAGGTTCTGTTATTGGTAGATCGTTTACTTCAGAGGGAGACTTAAATCCTGGTAAAGTACCTATTCAAGAAATTACATCAGGATCTGGTGGAAATAAGATACAAGCTCTTATCGGTAATTACAACTATTACCTACAGATGATTCGTGATGTCACCGGACTTAACGAAGCAAGAGATGGTAGTATGCCAGATAAAAACGCTTTAGTAGGCGTGCAAAAACTTGCTGCTGCAAACTCAAATACAGCTACTAGACATATATTGCAGTCTGGATTATTCTTAACAGCTGAAATAGCAGAGTGCATATCTCTAAGAATATCAGATGTAATAGAGTATTCTCCTTCTAAAAGAGCTTTTATGGAGGCTATTGGTCATAGAAACGTGGCTAAGCTAGAAGAAGTTTCAGAGTTACACTTACACGACTTTGGTATATTTATTGATTTGTCTCCAGATGAAGAAGAAAAACAATTATTAGAAAACAATATACAAATGGCACTACAACAACAAAGTATAGAGTTGGAAGATGCTATTGATATTAGAGAAATTAAAAATTTAAAGCTAGCTAATCAGTTATTAAAAATTAGAAGATCTAAGAAGAAAGAAAGTGATCGCAAGCTTCAAATGCAAAACATACAAGCTCAAACTCAGTCTAACGCGCAGGCTGCACAAGCTGCTGCTCAAACTGAAGTGCAAAAACAAAACGCTATTACTCAAAGTAAATTACAATTAGCTCAAGCAGAAACTGAAGCTGCCGCTGCTAAACTACAATTAGAGTTAAATGCTAAAAAAGAACTTATGGCTTTAGAGTTTCAATATAACATGCAATTGAAAAACATGGAGGTTGAAGGGGTGAAGTCAAGAGAAAAAGAAAAAGAAGATCGTAAAGACAAAAGAACTAAAATACAAGCCACTCAACAATCAGAAATGATAGAGCAAAGAAAATCAGGTGGAACGCCTAAAAACTTTGAATCATCAGGTAATGATACAATAGGAGGTGGATTTAATTTAGAGTCTTTTGAACCTAGATAAATCAAACACTTAATTTTTTATATTTTATATTATGGAACAAGAATTAGAAAACGTTGAGGAAACTCAACAAGTAGATGAAAGTAAATTTCAGTCTGCTGATGACCCTGGTGTTATTAAAGTAGACTTAAGTAAACCAGTAGAAAAAGAAGAAGATGCCACTAGAGAGCAAAGCACAGATGAGGTTTCTGTTCGCAACGAATCCGAAACTAGCGAAGAAGTTCGTGAAGAAAACGTCGAAGCAACAGATGAAGAATCTGCCGGAGAAAAAAGTGTTCAAGATGAGAAACCCGTTCTTGAAGAAATAACAGAAGAAGAAGTTGAAGAGCAAGTAGAAGATCTTGCTGAAGAAGTTGAAGAAGCTGTTGCTGAAGCTGAAGCTACTGGAAAACCACTACCAGAAAATATTCAAAAGTTAGTAGACTTTATGAATGATACTGGTGGAGACTTAGAAGACTACGTTAGGTTAAACCAAGACTATAGTAAACTAGATAATACTTCTTTGTTAAGAGAGTATTACAAACAAACAAAACCTCATTTAGATTCTGAAGAAATAGATTTTTTAATGAAAGAAAACTTTTCTTACGACGAAGACATAGATGAAGATGTAGATATTAGAAAAAAGAAAATAGCCTTAAAAGAGCAAGTTGCAGAGGCTAAATCCTACTTAGACGGGCAAAAGTCTAAATATTACAATGAGATTAAAGCTGGTTCAAAGCTAACTACTGAACAGCAGAAAGCAATGGACTTCTTTAATCGATATAACAAGGAATCAGAGGAAACTCAGAAAGCTGTTAAACGTAGTAGTGATGTTTTTGAAAAAAAGACTAACACTCTTTTTAACGACAAGTTCAAAGGTTTTGAATATAACGTCGGAGATAAAAAATATCGCTTCAACATTAAAGATGTAAATAGTGTTAAACAAGCACAAAGTGATATAAACAATTTCATGTCAAAGTTTGTCGATGAAAATAAATCACTGTCAGATGCTAAAGGTTATCACAAAGCATTATATACAGCTATGAATCCTGACGCTATAGCTCAACATTTCTACGAGCAAGGTAAGGCCGATGCTTTAAAAGACAGCATAACCAAGTCTAAAAACGTAGACATGACGCCAAGACAAGGACATACAAAGTATGAAGGTGGCGGTATTAAAGCTAGAGTTATAGGTGATAGTTCTTCTGATTTTAAGTTTAAAATTAAAAACAAATAATTTATTTAACGCTTAAAATTTACAATTATGGCAATTACAAACCCTGGTGGTTTGCTAAACAGTGTTCCTGCTGCACAACAGCAAACATTATCTACAAACTACCTAGATTTAGCGGGCACAGCGAACGAAGGCTGGGCTCAGCAATACCTACCTGACTTGATGGAAAAAGAAGCTGAGGTTTTTGGACCTCGTACGATTTCTGGTTTCCTTGCTCAAGTTGGTGCAGAAGAGGCTATGACAGCTGATCAAGTTGTATGGTCTGAACAAGGACGTTTACATTTATCTTATACAGGTAACGTAAACTCAACTAACGCTGGTGCTAACACTGGTGCTGGTGGTACTACTCCACAGTTTACAATTGAAAATGATATTGATCAAACAGCTGGTTTTACAGCTGCTAATCACGGTGTTCGTGTTAACGATACTGTTATCATTTCTAACTCTGATGGTGTTTTTAAATGTTTAGTTACAGTTGTTAACGGCGCTGTACTTGATGTAGCTCCTTATGGTGCTACTACTTTAGCTGCTAATGCTACTGCAGACGGATCAACTCTATTAGTTTATGGTTCTGAGTTTGGTAAAGGTGACAGTTATAGAGCTGCTGCTGGTACTACTAACACTGCAGACACAAGAGGAGCTAACGAACCAACATTTACTTCTTTCTCTAATAAACCAATTATTATGAAAGATTACTACGAAGTATCTGGATCAGATGCATCTCGTATTGGTTGGGTTGAAGTTTCTACTGAAGCTGGAGCTTCTGGTTACTTGTGGTACTTAAAAGCTGAGTCTGATACTAGAGCTCGTTTTACTGACTACATTGAAATGTCAATGTTAGAGTCTGAGTTGAACGTTGCTGGTTCTGTTGCTGACGCTGCTACTATTCTACCTGGCTCTGCAGCTGGTGCTGGAAACGTAGGTACTGAAGGTTTATTCGCTGCTATTACTTCTAGAGGTAACGTTACTTCTGGTGTTACTGGTGTTAACGCTATTCAAGACTTAGCAGAGTTTGACGCTATCTTAGCTGAGTTTGATCGTCAGGGCGCTATTGAAGAAAACATGATGTTCGTTAACCGTGCTACTAGCTTGGCTATCGATGATATGTTAGCTTCTATGAACTCTTATGGTGCTGGTGGTACTTCTTACGGAGTATTCAACAACTCTGAAGATATGGCATTAAACCTAGGTTTCTCTGGTTTCCGTAGAGGTTCTTATGACTTCTATAAGTCTGACTTCCGTTACTTAAACGATCTTGCAACTCGTGGTGGTATTAATACTGCTGCTGCTGCAGGTACTGGAATTAGAGGAGTTATTATTCCTGCTGGTTCTTCTTCTGTATATGATCAAACTGTTGGTCAAAGCATTAGACGTCCGTTCTTACACGTACGTTACCGTGCTTCACAAACTGACGATCGTAGAATGAAGTCGTGGGTAACTGGTTCTGTTGGAGCTACTACATCTGCTTTAGATGCAATGCAACTACACTTCTTAACTGAAAGATGTTTGATCACTCAAGGTGCTAACAACTTTATGTTAATGCAATAATCAATAATAGGTCGGGGCTTCGGCCCCGATCTTTATTTTAATTTTTTATTATATTTTATCATGGCAAAAAAACAAAAAACAGAAAAGGTAGAGGTACCTATTGTTGAAACACCAGTTGTTGAAACACCAAAACCTAAAAAGGTTGAACCAAAAAAACCTAAGTGGGAAATTAAAGATAGAGTTTACTATTTAAAAGGAAGTAACAAACCTCTTTCTAG